TTAGCTTTATTACTAAATATGTGGACTTCTCAAGGAAATGAGTGGGTTTATGAATTATTAATACAAAATAAAGAACCTTCCCCTGACTTTCGAATCTTTGAACAAAAATTTATATTTTTATATGAGGAATATTTGAAACCTTATATGCAGAATATATTTGTTCCAAAATTACAAAGTGAAGGTTATAACTTAATGATTTCAGAATGTAATTTTAATGAAATTATAGTGGAAGAGCAAGGTGGAGTTAATATAGGACATAAGTATATGTGTTTATTAAGTTTATTAGCTAGATATGTTTGTTTTGATAATAATTATTTTACTACTATTCACAAAGACGAAGACAAAGACAAAGACAAATATATAGACATATATTGTGGTACAGAAGAATCTACTATTGATATATTATTTGTAAATAAATCAGATAGAAAACCACCAAAAATTGCAGTATCTGCAAGTTCGGACTTAGAAACAGCATTTAATTTTGCACGTACTGATGATGAAGGCTTTAGAAGACTTTTTGTTTATCGAATAAAAGATGGAAATGGATTGTTTTCTTGTATTCCTATTGAATTTTTTAGTGAACACTTATATGAAAAAGAAGTCCTATTAATTCCTCAATCACCTTTTACTTTAAGATCTGAAGATATACAAACAATAACTAAATCACAAACTTTACAACTTGTAAATCCAGAAAAACAAATACAAAATGAATATGCTGGAGTATTAGAAAAAAAAACTAAAAATTCTCAAGATTTAATGGAGTTAGGTATTGATCCTTTAAAGATCTCATTTGTAGGTTTTGAATCAAGCCCATTATCGTTTCCTAAAACTTTAATGCTTTTTCGTGTAAAGCAAAAATTTAAAAATAAACTAAGTGAAAAAAAACTAGAATTGAATAAAACAGATTTAGATGAATTTGACCTTGATCTAACAGATTTAGATGAATTTGACCTTGATCTAACAGAACTTGATCTAACTGGACTTTGATAATTGATACAGATAGTTTAGGAAGGGTTAGTAGTTTAGGACTTGATTTTTAATCTTACATGAAAGATTAAGTGAATAACAATCATAAAATACATATTAAATGAAATACATATTAAATAATATATATTAAATAATATATTAAATGAAATATATATGCTTTTTATTACATTATTTACTTATTTTATATGTAATATATCCATTTAGTCCATATAATACTATATTAACAATAATAATATATATTTCTTGGTTATGTAATAATAATAAATGTATATTGTCAGAAATAGAGTATTATTATTATAATGAAACTTTATTTTTTCAAACAAAAGTGAGAAAAATATCAAAATATGAAAAAAATATATTAATAATATCTCAAATAATAAAATTTATACTTCTTCACCATAATATTTTAATGCTTCAAACGCACAATTATTTTCAGCTTCTTTCTTATTATTACCATTAGCACTACCTAAAATATTATTATTACGATCTTTAACAATATAAGTAAAAATTTTAAGTGAAGAAGTATTATTATGTGAAACATTAGTTTCAAAGAATTTAGGTGTATCTTGATATCTATTTTGCATATAAGTAATTAATGCATCTTTATAATTAGTATTTTTCATTATTAAATCTACAAAATCAATGTATTTTTCAATAATATTAATTATCCATAATTCTACAATGTTAATATCATTACTATCAATATATAAAGCACCTACAAATGATTCAAATATATCTTCCATTATTTTATAATTACTACGTCCATTAATTTCTTCTATTTGTTTTGATATTATTGCAAATTTTCCAAAACCAATTTTAGAACTTAAAAAACCTAACATTTTACCATTTACGATCTTTGTTCGCATTTTTGATAAAAAACCTTCAGGTTGATCAGGATATCGCAAATACATATATTTTGCTATTATATATCCTAAAATTGAATCACCTAAAAATTCTAACCTTTCATATGGCATATCTTGTAATGGTAAACAATCTTCAGGACAATTAATATTACTAGCTGTAAAACTAGTATTTTTCATACAACAATAACTTTTATGAACAAACGCATTTCTAAATAAATTTATATTTTTATATTGATAATCAATATTATGATTTTTGAAAAAAATATTCAAATCACTATCTTTTAATATTATATTATTATTATTAAAAGGTGATAATTCTTCTGTAATTTCTTTTGTTTTATTATGTATATTTACTAATTTCTTCATTATATATATATATAATATAAAGCTTATTGTGTTTATATAATACAAATGGATGAATTTAAAAATATATTAATTAATAATAATTTTTGTATTGCGTATTATAGTAAAAAAAAAGAAAAAGATTATGCAACTTTAAAATGTAAAATTAAATCAGAATACCCGACTACTGAAGAATTTAATACATTTATTTCAAGTATTAAAAATTTTTATGATAATATAATTGATAAAGAATTAAAATATAAAATTAAATTAGATACACAGCAAATGGGATTTATTGGTTTTGGTAATGTATATGAATGTGTTACGTGTTTTAGAAATGAATATACTGTTACTATTAATGAAACTATTTTAATTGATACAACTATTTTAATTGCAAATAATAAATTAAAATATTTATTAGATAGTATATTTATGTTTTTAAAACCAACAAAACCCATTGTTTTTAAATGTAGTGATGATATTTGTGAATTAAATAATCAAGAACAGAATGATATTACAAATTCTATTGTTGGATTACTTTAATTATAAAAATATCAATTTCATAATATTATTTAAAAATCAAAATCAAAATCAATTTCAATATCAATTTCATCAATATCAATTTCATCAATATCAATTTTAGATACTTTTAATTCATTCCATTGTATTGCAATAATTGCAAATAATTCAGAATGTTGTTTTTGTGGATATAATTTTTTAATTTCTGGTATTTTTTGTTTGATAAAGATATTCCATTCTGTGAGTTTTCTTGGTTGCACTTTTTGAATTATTTTTTTCATAACTTTTTTAAAATCTTTATTATCTATATCTTTATTTTTTTTAAGTTTCTCAATTTCAATTATAACATTTTTAATAAGTTTTGTAGTCATTTTATATCAATAAAAAAATTATATAATTTTTTATATAAAATCAAGTTTTTTTTACATAAAAATGATGTTTGTTAATTAATTATTAACAAAGATGAATTCTGGTTTCATATGTCCTATAACCCATTCTTGTATGATTAATCCTTATATTGATAATGAAGGTAATACATATGAATATAATGCTATTTGTGAATGGTTAAAAAATAATAATACTTCTCCTATTACGAGAAATTATTTAGATTTATCACATTTAAAACCAAATAAAATCCTTAAAAAAGCAATTGAATCAAATAACTCAATTGTTAATTACAAATATGAAGATAATATTATTTCAAATATTATTACTGAAAAAACTACCATTAATGATTATAATTATTTTAAACTTAATATTAAAACAATCGAAGGAACTGAATATCCACCAATTGATATTGTAGTTGTTATTGATATTTCAGGATCTATGAATACACCTGCATTTGTTGAACAAGATGGTAATATTGTTGATATTGGTTATACTATTTTAGATATTACTAAACACGCTTTAATTACTATTGTTGAAAGTATGAAACCAAATGATCGTATTTCTATAGTAGTATTTTCAAATGATGCAAGGGTATTATTTCCTTTAACAAGTGCAGATAATATTAATAAATCAATTATAACTAATTTAAGGACGGAAGGAGCTACAAATATATGGGCAGGATTAAATGTTGGATTACAACAATTTACAGACACAGACCGTATTTCTGCAATGTTATTTTTAACAGATGGATTACCTAGTACTCATTTATTACCGTCACAAGGTATTCTACATTGTCTTAATGAAAAAATGTTAAATAGTAAAATTAATATATATACATTTGGATTTGGATATTCATTAGATACCGATTTACTTATCAATATTGCTAAAACGGGTAATGGACACTTTTCATTTATTCCAGATTCAGGATTCGTTGGAACTATATTTATTCATGCTTTAGCTCATATTAATACTACTGTTATACATAATTTACAATGTGTTCATAATAATATTAAATGTTTGGGAAATAATGCAAACTTAACAACTATTCATTATGGACAATCCCGAACGTTAATATTTAAATCTAAAGATGACAATATTAATATTAAAATATTGTATGATGGTAAAGAACAAATTATAGATAATTTTAAACTTGTTAATACAAATGATGATCTATTATTTCATATAATGCGTTTGGAATTAGTAGAAGTATTAGAAAAAAGATCTAAAAAAGCAATAGATGAGTATTTATTTAATTATAGTCATATTGATAATGATTTAATGAAAGATTTTAAAGAACAAATATGTTTAGCGATAGATGATAAATATTTTTCAAAATGGGGTAAAAATTATATTAATTCATTTAAAGATGCACATAGTCAAGAAAGATGTAATAATTTTAAAGATAAAAGTATTCAAACTTATGGAGGACAATTATTTCAGAAAATGAAAGATAAAATTGATAATATTTATACAAATATGCCACCACCAAAACCTTCCAATTCAGTTAATGAACTTAATGTATCACAACAACAATTTACTACAATGTTTAATAATGTTAATGGTGGTTGTTTTCATCCATTTTCATATATACTAATGACCAATAATTATTATAAACAAATTAATAAAATTACTAAAAATGATAAAATTGTAGATGTTAAAGGAAATATTGCAACTGTTATATGTATAATTAAAATAAATTGTAATGGAAAATGTTCTATGGTAGATATTGATGGATTATTAATTACTCCATATCATCCAATTAAATTGAATAATGAATGGATATTTCCAAAAGATATTAATAACAATATTAGTGAATATGATTGCGATGCTATATATAATTTAATATTAAGTGATCATCATACAATTATTATTAATAATTGTATTAGTTGCACATTAGGACATAATATTATAGAAAATGATGTTATTAAACATCCGTTTTTTGGAACAAATGCAGTTATAAATGATTTAAAAAAAATAAAAGGTTTTAATGAAGGTTATATTACTTTAAATATGGAAGATTTTATTAGAGATAATGATACAGGTAAAGTTATTAAAATTATAAAAAGTTATAAATAAAGTTATAAATAAAGTTATAAATAAAGTTATAAATAAAGTTATAAATAAAGTTATAAATAAAGTTATAAATAAAGTTATAAATAAAGTTATAAATAAAGTTATAAATAAAGTTA